TCAGGAGACTACATCGTCGGACTCGCTACGATGCACAAGTCAAACACAGTTCCCGTTGGTAAAGGAACTGATCCAAAAATATACGCACAAATGAGGAGAAGTTAATGGTTAATAATGCCTATCCACGATTTGAAATGCTCTATAAGAAGTGGAGAATTCAATGTGATAAGAGTCCATTTGTCTCGGTAGAGACGTGGGATTGGATGATCGAAACAGAAAAAAATGGTCCAGTCTTCTGGCATAAAACAACTGGGTCACAACCCACGCCGGTTGAAATCCGTGCCTACATTGACGAGTCGAGTCCAAACTGGTTATGCTAAGCGAAGCTTTGGTTTGTCTAGCTCTTAATGCATATTGGGAAGCTAGAAACCAAGATATGAATGGCATGATCGCGGTCAGTCAGGTTGTCATGAACAGAGTTGAATCAGAATATTATCCTGATACTGTCTGTGATGTTGTCTTTCAAGGTCCGACTCGACCATCTTGGAAAGATCCTGAGATTAGAATACCGGTACGTGATCGCTGCCAGTTCTCTTGGTATTGTGATGGTAAATCTGATAAGATTCCTGATGGTGATAATGAAGCCTGGGACATGGCGCGACTTGCAGCCTTTGGTGCATACTTTGGAAAGACCGACGATCTAGTTGATGGTTCACTATGGTACCATGCCGACTATGTCACACCGGGATGGGCTGAAGTAAAAACAGTAAAAGCAACGATTGGTGATCATATCTTTTATGGTTGGAATCATGGAGAGTACGAATGAAAAAACATGTCTTATATAAGTACGGACCAGCAATTCTTGGTGTCATTAATCTAATAGTTGCTAATGGTAATCTCATGATGATCATTACTGGAATCATTTTAATTTTTATGGCAATAATGGATTTTTTTAGTTATGATGGGTAAAGATATTTTTGAAGATATTAATATTGACGCTCTTCAGTTTGATATGGAGATGGAAGACGCTGCTCGCCAGTTAGTAGATAACTATGGTAAAGAACTTACCGAGTCAGATCTGATCTTGCTCAAAGGAATGGCAGACGGGTCTAACACCGAGAGTATTCTAGCACAGTACTGTCTTGACTACTATCTGACTCAAAACTATCAACCTGAACGAATCGATACAAATAAGTTTTCGTCTACTGCAAAAAAGGCGTGGTGGAAACTCTGGTAATCGCAACCGATACTATATTTCTCGGCTCTGCTCAATAAGCTTAGCTTAGAGGATCTCCTTTCTTCTCTAAGCTAAGCAAATTAATTTAGAATCTGCTCATTATTTTGTTTACAAACACAGTAAAACGTGATAGAATATATCTAACAATAAAGGGAACAGTCGAGCGATGAACGCGGTTAAGCCTGTAACGACTATAAAATAAAGACGCAGGTGGGAAGTGGAGCGCCCTCATAAGAAAGGCCCATCATATTATTTTTGATTGTTGAGGAGCAATATTATGGCTATACCAAAGAGAACCAAAAAGAAAACTATTAGAGCTCGTGCCCGTACTGGTGTACTTGGAGCTCCGGTCGACAAAGGCTTTGACGCAGTCAAAGACTATTTCCATATGGAAATTGACCGTAAAGATCTTATTTCACAAACCAAAACTTTTACAAAAAACAACTTCAGTAAGACAGATGCCAAATATATCTTGGCCTGTCCTGACTATAAATTTCAATTTTCACATTATGCGGCTACTGCTTTTTGGTATAACACTCAGCAGGAAGTCACGGAGAGATCAGAGTATTGGAAACAATCTCTGGTGAAGAAGCTGTCTGAGCTCATTGATATGGGTAAGACATTACATCATGAAAAAGCTATGCAGGCGAAAGTAACATCGAATGTTGTTACACTCTCTCCTCAACAACGTCTGCAGGCTAAAATTTCAAACACCATCATGCAAGATCTCCTCAATCTTGAAGATGAGTGGCTTGAAGGTGAAAAAGCTTCTATCAATGTTTACGATTTGTTTCGTAAGCATGGGTTGAGTGGCAGCGCTGCTCTTCCCGTCCGTCAGGTGGTTGAGGGCTGGTTGCTTGATTATGAAGACGCATATCATAAGCGTTGTGAACAAGCAGTAGAAGGCTATTCGCATCTTAAGCGACCAGAACTCAACCGCCGCATTAAAGAATGTCAAGCAATGCTTGAAGATCTAGATCGAATTAAATCTGCAGCGAAAGCAACTCGCAAAGCCAAAGTTGCAAAAGCTCCGTCAATGGAGAAACAAGTATCAAAAGTCAAATACAAAAAAGAAGATAATGACTTTAAGATTGTTTCTATCAATCCAGCGCAGATTATTGGTAAGACTCATCTCCTCTGTTTTAATACAAAGACTCGTAAGTTGATTGAATACAAAACAGAGTCAACCGATGGTTTTGTGATTAGTGGTACTACTATTAAGAACATAAACAGTGAGTCTCGTGCATGGACGCTGAGAAAGCCTATGGATATATTGCCATCTGCACTCAGCTCAACACCAAAGCAATTTGAGACTTTGGTCAAACAAATTACTACTAAACCGACCACTCCTAATGGTCGAATCAATGAAGATACTATATTGTTGAGGGTATTGAAATGACAATTGAACAAGAATTTCTAACTAAGTCTAAGTTTACTAAGCTCGTTGAAGATGCAGTGAATGAGCTAAAATTAAGTTATCTGGATGCTATTCTATATCTTTGTGAGAAGAACCAGCTAGAACCAGAAGATATGAAAAAGTTTGTCTCACCTATTATTAAGGACAAACTTGAAGCTGAGGCAATGCAGCTTAATTTCTTGCCAAAACAAAATACTCTTGATTCAGCCTTTTTCGAATGATGAGTATATATAATTGTGTACAACGACGCATGAACGTTGTATAATATAAAATCATATTTCAGCTATACAAGGAAAATACAAATATGTCTTTTGCAAATTTAAAACGCAACCGCGATCAAATCTCCAAACTCGTTCAAGCCGCAGAAACTGCCGGTGGTGGTGAAAAGAAAAACTACTCCGATGAACGTATCTGGAAACCCACAGTAGATAAAGCAGGTAATGGTTATGCCGTCCTCCGATTCCTCCCATCAGCCGAAGGTCAGGACCTCCCATGGGTTCGTTACTGGGACCACGGTTTCAAAGGACCAACCGGTCTTTGGTATATCGAAAACAGCCTTACTTCTATTGGTCAACCTGATCCAGTCGGGGAACTTAACTCACGCCTTTGGAACTCTGGTATCGAATCAGACAAAGACCGAGCCCGTGATCAAAAACGTAGACTCCATTATGTAGTCAATGTGCTTATTGTACAAGATCCTTCAAATCCATCTAACGAAGGTAAAGTAATGCTTTACAAGTTTGGTAAGAAGATCTTTGACAAAATTATGGATTCTATGCAGCCAGAGTTTGCTGATGAAAGTCCGGTTAATCCTTTTGACTTCTGGGAAGGTGCTGACTTTAAACTAAAAATTCGTAATGTTGAAGGATACCGTAATTATGATAAGTCAGAGTTTTCAAGCTCAACTGGTCTCTATGATGGAGACGAAGCCAAGTTGGAAGCAGTCTATAACCAACTACATGATCTCAGTGAGTTCTCCGATCCAAAGAACTACAAAACATACGATGAGCTTAAAACCAAACTCAGCCGAGTTCTTGGAGAAGAAGCAGTAAGTTCAGGTGCTCCTACAATGAGACAAGAAGCTCAAATGAATGAGCCAGCTCCTGCTCCAATGGAACCAGTCACTGCTGAGTCTGTACCAGCCAGTGATGACGACGATACCATGTCATACTTTGCGAGATTAGCAAGTGAGGGATGATCACCACAACTTTTATTCTGATGACGGTAGCCGCGAGGCTATCGTCTTCAAGACATCTGATGAGGATGGATGGTTCGTTGATCTATTAGAAGATGACGTAGTTGTCGAAACACGTAAGATGGAAACAGATGGTGTGCTTCATAGCGAACGATACGCTGAAGACTGCGCTGAGAACTGGGTAATGTATATCTTTTAGTTCAGGTATCCACTCGTAGAAAGATTCATACGACTATTGAGTGCACCTGAGTAATCATCGCTTTGACCAGCAGCTGGTGGTGGAGCAGAAAGCGTAGTATTTGACTGACCAATATTCTGTGTTGTATTGGTAGATCCATCAACAATCATTGGTTGGCCGGGTGGTGCATTACCAAGCGCAGTTTCATTTCTAAGGCTTTCTCCAGATGTTGGCTTTGGTGCCTTCATTGCTGCTTCGCGATTTTGAAGAGCTAGT